AAGTACGAAAGTTGGAGTTGCGAAGAATTCGTCATCGCTACCACCCCTCATTCTATGCAGCAAATATGCTGCTCCTCTTGGATCTTTTTCTGCTAATTCCTGTTGAAAAGAACGTATTGCATACTCTTCGATTGCGCGTTCCCGTATGGCAATACCTTCTACGGAACTTGGAACTACGTCTCCGTATTCCACTTTGATATCAATACCACGTACCTTGTTTACTTCCTCAAAGAACTCGAGTTGTCCCTGGATATCTTCGTCGGATACAAGAGGTTCTGGCTCGGGTTGAGGGTCAGGTTCTGGGTCACCTTCTTTCGGTGGTTCAGGATTAGGCCCGGGCTCTGGCTCTGGAGTTGGTTCCGGTTCTGGTCCGGGAGCCGGTGCTGGAGCTGGAGTTGGATTCGATAAGTCTACTGGAGCAGGTTCAGGTTGTATCTGTGTACCTCCTACAAGTGTTGCTAGTGAAATTTTACCGTCGCTCATAATGGATGTTTTATATTGCTAAGATAGTAAAATCATTTCTCTCCACTTACTTTGTTCTTCATAGCCACTCTCGCTTTCTTGTCTTCGATCTTCTCTTTGGAGATTCTCTCACGCTCACGTTGTTCAAGTTCCCTGGCCTGCATGAACACCTTGGTGTCGTTATCAGCCATCTTCTGTTTCTCTTTACTGATGCGTTCCATAATCCTGTCCTGGATTTCGGTACCGTCCGGAATACCATCGACATCATTATCCTGGCTCTTGGTAAAGCTCACGATATCATACTCACCTTTGATCATGGTGTTCTGGTCTTTACGATCCCACTCGGCATTGATGAGTTCCTTGTCAAGTGTATTCTGGAATATCTGGAACTGGCGCTTACGCTCTTCCTCAGCTGCCATGGCCTCCTGCTTGGTCATTTCCATGTTCTGCTCGGCTTCGGCTTGGATGGCTTCGATATGTTTGAGTTTAACGCGTAGTTCTGCGATGTTCTCGGTAAGGATAATCTCCAGGAGAGTGGACGGTTTAACACCATTTTGGAGCATCTCCTGCATGTACCCTTTGAGTTCGTCAAGCTTTCGCTGGTCCTTGGCACTGGTACGTACCACAATCCCAAGCATGGCATTACAGTATTCGACGGGGTCCAGGTCGAGAAGCATGGAGTCGAACAAGTCGGAACTGAACATGTCTTTGGTTCCATCAGAGTTGATTATCTTGGAGTATTCAAGCATATCGTTAAGGTCTCTTCGAAGCTTGTGTAAATGTTATCAGTGATTATGTTAGACTGGAACAGTGAACTCTGGTTATTTGTCGGAGAGCTCGATGCGTATGTCTGCCCCTTCCTTGGCATGCTGATACCCAGTACGTCATCCCACATTTGCCTGAAGTGGTTCTGCAGGTCTATCAACTGTTTGATCTGCTCGTACAAGCTAAGGTCCAGTACATGATACTGGTTCCAGCTCTTATCCACATTCCTCTTGGACCTGTCTAAGAGTCCATATCCAAGAGCGTCGGAATAGTAAAAGAACTTCTCTTCGTCCCAGTCACCATGGTCAGGTATCGCATGGATATCCATCATCAGTATCTTTCCCTTGCTCTTGGCAATCATCCGCTCCATGGTCCAGTTAATAATCATGACCATCATCTGGAATGGAAGACCTATTGCCAGGATACTGATGTTCTCAGCATGAGTATCTGAGAATGCCCGGCCGTTGTACGGTAGTACTCCGCACTGTACAGGGATAGGGCCTTCCTCAGCGTAGATATCCTCGAGCATCCGGTAAGTCTGATATATTTCATCACGGTAGATAACCTTGGCGCTCTCGCCTGCTGCAGTATCAACCGGATAATCCTCATCAACCTCCATCTCCTGCATCGTATTGGTAACAGGGTCTGGGTAAGTGAGTATCTTAACCATCTTCTTTCCTCTCCACACTACGTGGTACACGGGTACGAGTTCGGAGTTAACTACAGAGGATGAGTTGGTAAGATGGTCAAAGAAGAACTGAGGGTTGTAAGGAGTCTCGGCACTGTAGCCAACTTTATCGTAGATCCTGCGAACGCTTTCCTTGGACAAACTGTTGGCAAATCTCTCGGTACAGTCCGCCATGGTCATGTACATACGACGGACAACCCAGGCGGCATTCTTAATCATGGTGACGTCAGGGCCCATTGCGTATTTGATCTCCAGCGGAGACACTCTTTCGTACGACATTTTGCCATTGACCAATTCCTTGAATGAATATGCATAGCCGGCAATGAGATAATCCTTCATCATCTCCTGCCGTACGGAAGAGAATCGTACTTCGCCCAGGGTCTTCTCCATCCAACGCTGACCACGAATGGCTTGGTTGTCTTTATAACTTCCCTGGAACCTCTCCTTGATTTGCGGAGGGAGTTCCAGTTCTTCCTGAGGTGAGTCAACTCCTTCAGTACCCTGAGCTGCTTGCAGAAAGTGTAACTGTAGATTACGTTCGAGCTCTGCTTTAAGGCTGTTCTGGTATTCGTTGTAGGCCTGCTCCCCGGTATTGGTAACCTGGTAGACCAGCGGGCGTTGGGCGAGTTCGTTAATAAGTAAGTCGATGTTAGTTCGGAGTATGTTAATGGGCCTGATCTTGGCCGGGAATCTCTTGTGTTGTTCTTTCTTGGCATTGAGAGGATTAGTAATGTGCTTAAACCATTCCATGGGGAACCGGTTGTTGTACACCTCGTAATACCTCGATATCATGGAGTCAGTTTGGTTCGCTCCCCAACTGTTACGTATAAAGTAGTCGCAGTTTTGGTGGAACCAGGCAGGAGTCTTCTGTGAATATGGTACAAGCTGATTGGGTTTCCCCAGGTTCTTTGTCTGTTCTTTCATGTTAATAGTTTGTAGTCACTTCCATAGAAGTAGTTTCCTCGCCAAACAAAGGTCGGGAATAAAAATCATCCTTACGCTCTCTCTCCTCTTGTTTTTCAGCTTGATAGACCTGTTCACGTAATTCGTACATACCTACGATAAGCGTGGAGATAGTATCAGCGTTACGTTTGCCATTGAACTTCCGCATCTCCCGGATACCAACGATATCATAGTACATGTTAAGATTAAGATTCGGTACACCGTCTTCATTGACACTCCGGGTTTGTTTGTGCCAATCGATCACGTACGTGAGGCCCATGCGTTTGCGTTCGGTAGGCATGTTCATTAGGTACTTCCGGTTCTTGGTGGAGTCGTATTCCTTGGTGCTCAGGTTCTCCGGTTCGAAGCACACCTTGTGCAACAGTCGATTGGTCTTTGCATAGTCCAGGACACCTTGTCCACCTCCGGCTATCTCACCCTGTACATCAGCGTTGTAGAACTCGGCGAAGTCAAACACCACTTTGTATGCCCGGTCCAGATCCTGAGGACGTCCCCTGTACCAGGCCACTGGCATTCCTTCGTTGACCGGGTCCAGGTTATTGTACATCTTCATGACGTACACGCAGAACAATGAGGAGATATCCTCTGATTCTTCCTTGTAGTAAGGATCAAAGACAACCTTGTACATGTACAGTGGTACTTCTCCATTGCGGTCCCTGAACGGGTTCTCCACTATGGTAATGGTACCTTCAAGGTTGTCATCTTTGGTGTGCGGGTAGTTCTCAATTGGCCTGGCCACACTCTTTGGCAGGTTCATGAAGTCAAGTTTACCGTCCTTACGATAAAACTCGCCATAGCGAAGCATAGCCTGGATGGCAGCTGAGCGTAGTATCCGTTGCTCTTGTGCACGTAGTTCTTTCTGCCTGAATGGATTAATGGTAATTCGTTGGAATACCTCTGAAGGATAGATTGGGTATTCCGCACAGTATCCGTCATACTCACGTGGATCCGGCTTTCTCTTCTCCTGTTCCCGGTTCTTGTTTTCGTACTGTACCGCTGCATTCATATCCACATTTCCATCTGCATCCATGTGCATGGGGTTCGTACGATAGGCAGGTACAAAGTAACCTATCGATGTACCTTCCATGCCATCTTCCCAGATGTTAGGGAATGCCAGCATGTTGTACTCGATCGGGTTGTTGAAGATATCCTCCAGTCCCTGGATGGAAGGACCTTCTTCACCACCTGTACCGAATACGGATATCTGTCCTGTTGCTGCTCCACCATCTGATATGGAACCTATACAAACCTTCAATGCCTTCTTTAAGTTCTTAAATGACCCAGCCTCTTCAAACACTATCTTCCTCCCCCTTTTACCCCGGGTCTTGTTCGGGTTGTCAATGACGATACCTACGATCTCACTGAAGTTTCCTCTCTCCACACCATCGCCATCGATGTACGAGGCTTTCATCTTCATTACCTGGTCACTTTTCATCCTGTTCTGTCTCCATTCCGGGCAGTTGTCGTTGATGAAGTCAAGCATGTCCTTGGCCTTATTGAGGATACCATCCGTAGACAGATATTGCTCCATACCCGCAAAGTAGTAGCTCTTGGAACGGGGAATAAAGGTATAATTGTAACAGCCATCAGCTGCTTCCTTAAATGAGAATCCAGCACCCCTTGCTTTGGCGCATCCTACGTGCAGACCGCCCATACCGCCGTCGATACCCATGAACCTGCCACCGTTCCAGGCAATGTCCTTGAAATTGAACCACTCATAATCTATCTCATAGAACCTGGGGAAGGAGAATATCTTCTCCATGGTAACCCTTCCTATCCTGCCGTCCTTGGCGTTACGGGCCTCAGCGATAGCAGCAGCGAGTTTGTCGTCCGGTAGCTTAGTGATTGGTGTGAAGTTGAGGTAGAATAAGTGCCGGCCAGGAACCCAGAGGTCTCCTACCTGCAGTCCATTGGCACACCTTCTCTCCCACATTTCCCAGTACTCCCTGTACTCACGTGTACCAATAGGAGCACGGGTATAGTAGCCGCCATTCTTTATCCAATCATTGGCAGCTTCCTTAAAGTATTGTGTGTTAACTAGTTTGTGAAATCCCATTATTCATCATCTGGTTCTTCCAGTACATCGTCGTCATCGAAGTCTGGTATGTTAGTATCATGCAGTACAGAATCTTTGTCCGCGAAAGCTGTTCCACCGAAGAGCTCCGTGACCAAGGCATGGTAATCAGTACCTGTATCAGTAGGTCTCTTCCCTTCTTCCCATCCCTGGCGCTTACCTTCCTTACCACCCAGCTTCCTGTCACCTCGTACAGTAACAGCTTCAGTAAGTTGTGTATGTACACGTTCCTCGAACTTCTCGTAAGAGTCGTACGCCTTCTCTACCCCGGCCATATTGGCAAGATATTCTTTAGCTGAATGCAGCAATTCTCCCTTCTTATCTGTCTTGGTGAAGTCAATGTCCTCGAAATACTTGTCCAGTTGGTTGAGACTCTTGCGCATGGACTTAAGTGTACGCAACGATCGGGCTGAGTTCTCCTGGTACCACTCATACACTTCCAGGGCCTTCTTCACTTTCTCATCGATGTCACTGCTGGTGAGCTCGCTACATCTAAGGGCCTCTCCCAGTTTCTCACTCTCCTGCATATCCCTGAGCGGACTCTTGAAGTCTGTCAGTAAGTAGATGAAAGTAAATACCCGCTGAGCATGCAACTTCTTTCTTCCATCGTTATCCCCTTTCACAGGCTTGCTCTTTACCAGTATTTCCTTGAACTCGGGGACCATGGATATCCATACCCGGTTCAACTGTATCATCCCATTCTGTGTGTTGAATTCAAACAGGTTTTGTGCCGCCATTCCTTGGTAATTTAGTCTTTGTTTTAAACTTCCCAAATTTAGGAATCTGTATCCACTCTGCCGTACCTTCCTTAAGCTGGGCCGAGATCAAATTAAAAAGGTGCAGGGTCATCTCCTGCACCAACTTCTTTGGCTCCTTACATATACGCACAGCCTCTGCTGTACATTCTGCGTTACAAACCGTCAATGGCTTTAGGTTAACTTTCTTTGGCATAGATGGTCTTCGAGGATTGCTATAACCTCCTTACGAAGATAAGGAACCTGGTGGATATCTGGCTTCCTTCTTCGCTCTCCTTCGTAACCCATATCGGGAGGCAAAGGGGGATAGTGGAGAATTCGCCTCTTTCCCGGGAGGAATCCCATCTCCTCTAACATAAACTGGTACATACTTAACTGCAATGTGTAGTGGCTGAACTCGCAGTCCATCATATGAC